CAGACCCATCTTTGTTTATAGCAGGAGATTTTCTACCATAAAAACGCTGCACAGAAGAGTACAAAGAAGGAAACTTCTTAAACACCTCTTCCTGAGCCTCACCTCTGATAAATGTCGTCAAACCTCTAACAGCATCTTTGGGTACAGAGATACCAATGGCTTCGTTGTTTTTTACAACATCATCATACAAAGGCTCAAACTCTTTAATCAACGTGGCTCTTTTAGCTTCTATCAAATTAGACAGCCGAGCACCAACATCACCCTTACCAGCAACTTGGCTAGACAGGTCAGAGGCAGAGCGAATATCAAAGTTTAGGCGTTCGATTGTTGCACGGCGTCCTTCACTCAAAGAACGAGCAATGTTAACAACCTTATTGTTCTTAGTCTGCACCTCTTCATAACGCTTTTTAACTAATGCGTCCACCTCTTCCATCGTAGGTGCTTGACCCTTCTTGGCAAACCTCAACGCATCCTCTGCCGCTTTGTACTGAGCAGCTAAATTAGCGGCAAACACAGGGTCTTCTACGTTAGCTGCCTCTCGTAGAACGTAAGCAGAAATAGTAGTGTCTCCTGCACTGGCAGCTAAAATAGGTAAAGAGATACCAGTACGCTTTTCTATTTCAGAAGCACGAAGAATGGATGGTACTAAGTTAGGATTGGCTTGTTGTGCCGTTTCAAGCATACGACCAGCACGAAACGAACCTGTGTCATCAGCAATGCCAATACCAGCTTGTTGAACCTCTTTTCCTAAGCCACGGCTAAACCAAGCTGCTGTGACTTCTGCAAGATTTTTTAATCCAATTGCTGGAATGGTAACTCCTGCTCCTGCAACCATCTCTGCCATAGGACGCGCAGCACCTCCCAAAGAACCTTCAGGAACCATTTGTCCTACTTCATAAGAGGCAGCACCACCAAGACCACCTAAAACGGCTTCCCCAGCAAGACCTTTTCCTGTTTGAGGCACCATTGAACGACCAACGGTGGCTAACGTAGAAGGTGCTGCTTGAACCCCACGCCCTGCTCTATACAAACCAGCTAAACCAGTCAAACCCCTACCGACAGCAGCCATAGGAGGAACAGCAGCAGCGCCAATCAATGTAGATTGACCAGTAGGGCTTTCAATAAACTCAGCAGCACGTTGCAAAATGTTCTTTTCTTCAGGTGGCTGCTGAGGTTGACCCATACGAGACATCTCAAAGGAACCACTTGGAGGGGGAATAGAAGGGTCAAAGTCTGACTCTGTTGCCACTCCACGTTCAATAGCAATACGTATTACATCTGCTCGTGAAGAATTAGCAGGTACACCGGGCAGAACTACACCGTTTGGCAATTCAACGTCAATTGTTTCCATGTTTTTCCTTATCTGTTAACGCAAAGAACCAAAAGGAACAGGTGCTTTAGGGAAATAAACATTCAATCTTTCGTCTGTTGCTTTATCAGGATAGTCTAGTTTAAAAATATTTCTAGCTTTATCTGATAAAGAATTTATTTCTTGTGTTTTAGCAAGTTCAAGAATCTTAGCAACTCTGTAAAGTTGTGCCTGTGTTTCAAGAGAAGGAACGCCTGTAAATGTTTTACTAACAATGTCTTGAACAGCAAGGAATAGACCAGCAGAACCACCCAACCGTTCAATATCTGCATTTGATAACTTGCCTTCGCCTATTGCCCTTGCTAAAGCAACCCGTGCAGCGTTCCAAGCAGACACGTTACCCTCAGCATCACCTTTCTGTGCAGCTTCATTCAACAAAGTAATAGATTGTTTAGCAGCTTGTAACGTCTGTCTTTCAGTTTTTACTAAGTTATCATACCTTTGTGTCATTTCTAAAGCACTACCACCTTGCGTTAATTCAATGGTTGTTCTATTTTCTTTTGCTTTATTTAATGCGTTAAGTATTTGTTGGCGGGTTTTTACATCTTTTACGTCAGCAAAAGAAGTGTAAGGTTTATTTGTTTCAGGGTTTATAAATGTAGCCGCCACTCTATTTGCTTCTACACCATAATCCATTGGCTTTGCAGCAGCAGGTCGTTTTACCAGCTCATTTCGCACAGCGTCAAATGTTTTATTATTTTGTGCAGCAAACATCAATTGAGATTTAGTGTACTTATTCTCTGAGTTTAACGCTTCTAGTTCTGCAAATTTTTGCAAAGCGTCAGGCTGGTTTGCCAACTCTTGTTCAATTTTCAGTGTTTCTGCTGTAGTTTTACGCAATTGAAGCCCAGTAAGTTGCTCTTGCTGTGCCGTCTTACGTGCTTGCATAGCAAGGTCAGGGAACCCGGACTGAGCAAACAATTCGGCTGCTTTGCTGTACTGCTCTATTGGGTCAGCAATACCCTTAACTTGTTCAAACACACGTTGAATTGCTGCGTTCTTCTCTTCACCGGGCACTTGACCACCAAACATACGTCCAGCACCATAGCCAGCAATGCGCCCAGCGTTAGACATCGTTTGCACCAACTGACTGTACAAATCACCACCTCCAACTGGCTGCATAAGACCACCGAGGTAGTCCTGCTGTAGTTGCCCGGGAGTTTTATATGAAAACAAACCATCAGCCATGATTATTCCTTATCGTTTTGGAGCGAATAGTCCAGTAAACCCTTGAATACCACCTAACAAAGCGTTAGCAGCACCGATACCGCCAGCTAAGTTAGCCTGAGCAGCCGCTTGACCACCACCTAGCAGTGCTTGTGCTTGCTGACCACCTGAGACAGCTTGCTTGCTGCCAATGTCTGCACCAATGGTGAGAGGACGCAACGCTTGTTCTTCAACACCAAGACCAGTTTGGAACAACCCGGTGCCACGAGAGATAGCCTTGTCAATCTCAGCCTGTGCAAGTTGTCGGCTTTGTTGTGCCAACAGGGCATCTGCTTGAGCACGGGCTAGGTCACGTTGATACTGCTGTGGATTAACCATGCCAGGAGCACCAGCACCTAAAGCCTGACCACTTAGACCCAAGCCAATACGCCCCTGCTGTAGTTGACGCTGGCGCAACGCAATGTCCTCTGCCTGACGCTGAGGAGCCATCAACTGTTGCTGCTGCTGATAAAACTGTTGAGCAGCCGCCTGTGGGTCAGTTTGTATTTGGTCTAAGAATTGAGCACCAGTGCCGTAAAACTTGTCCCTAAAAGCAGCCAACAACGGGTCAATCTCATACCCTGCCTGACTCTTAGAAGGGTCAAAGTAGGAGGTGCCAAATCCCGTGCTAATTGCATAAGGACGAAACTGTGCAGCATCTGCGGCAATCTTAGCAGCTTCAATGTTAGCAGCAGCGGCTCGGTCAGCAGCATCGGATGCTTTATCACCAGCCAAAAAACCGCCAACAAGAGGTACTAGAGATGTCCAGCTAAAAGGATTGTCTGTATTGAGTTCAGTCGCCATATTAGTCCCTTAGTAAGTGCCACCACTGATGGTAGCCCCATCAAGCGTAGTAATGGTTACAGTTCCTGAGAAAGTAGGCGCAGTGATGTTTGCCTTAGAAGCAATTGCTGTTTCAATGTTGGCAAACTCTGTGTTTATCTCAGTACCTTTTACAATCTTTCCAGTATCGCCGCTAGGAAGTGCATCTTTAGCAGCAAAGTTAACTGTTTTAGTGTAGTCAGACATTAAATTATCCTTCCTGTCTTAACAAAAATGTCCAGCCGTTGAACGCTAAACTCTTGGCTGCTAATTTCAGTTTCAAAACCAATTTGTATTACATTACCAGCGCCACCAGTGGAGGCAGAAATATCATCTGTGAGAACACCAACTGTGAACTCATCAACACCGTATTCTGCTACCCCATACTCAGCAATGTTGCCAGTAACAATAGTGAAAGGGTAAGAGAAGGTGGTGCCTTGGTAGTCGTACCCAGCCTTAACAATAAACTCTTGATTGTTCCCGCCAACCACAGTGGCTTTGATGCGCTTCAACATCTTGACCATCGTTGGGTTCTGCATGTCAATGTGGTTAGAGTAGTAACGCAGAATGTAACTAGACCCGTTGTCCTGATACCCGGTGTATTTACCAATACCGTTTGTTTTACCAATCAACAAATCTCTGTTGCGTCTACGTAGGAAAGAACCTGCCGCATAATCAACCCAACGAGTTACACGAGCAGAACCATCTTCTAAGGCTTGCCGCATGTCCAAACAATAAACAATATCAGAAGCAGGAAAAGAGATGAGATAGAAAGAGTTTTGTTCTGAATAAGCAGAGCGAACAAGCCTCATGTCTTCCGTTATTCCCTGTTCAGTCCTTACTGTTTGTATAAAGTCGTCTTTGATATTCTTAGTCAGGTCGCGCATCGGCAAACTTTTCTCTTGAATAAGCCTACCAAGTGAACGAATACCTGTGTCTGACAAGAAGATGATGTCATTACCAGTTGTCTGCACACTGTCACGAGCAACACAACCAACCCCAAGAATTACATCTGACAAAGTGAAGTCGCCAGCAATTGGGTTGTCTGCGTTCTGATAGAGAACAATGTTGTTCTTACAGAATATGATAAGGAAGTTGTTGTGGGCAGCTAGTGCAACAATAGTGTCCGTGTTGTTAGGGAGCACAGCAGCGATGTTTAACGTACCGCTGGTTCCACCATAGAAAGCAGGGAAGTTGGTGTCAGCTATATCTGTAGACCAATAAACCGTCTCACCGTCGTGTGCCCAATACCTACCCCAACCAGTAATAGCATCACGAGGGTAGGAGGTAGAGTAGTTTTGTGTCAAACTGGTGTAGTCAGTCATTGTCTGACACACTGGGCTGCTGCCTGAGTTGTACACCAACGGCTCATGTCCTTGCTGAACAATTAAGGCATGGTCGTAGAGACTAGCTCCCTTCCAGTTGTCATCCGTTATGGTGTACAAAGAAGGAGTGATGTCTGTCAGAACAGCGCCAACACCACCTGAAAAAACCTTGTTGTTACCCCCTGACAAGACAACAGTTGAACCGTCTGCGTTTACATGTTCCATAAGGAAATCAACAGAAGAACCACTGAGTTCACTAGAACCACTGGTTGTCTGCATTGTCCATCCCTTACGAGAACCTAGACGCCCATATTTATCAATGATGCAGTTGTCTGCTGTCAATGCAAAGTTGGTGGATAAAGTAACACTACTGTCTTGAGTGTTTAACCCAAAGAAACCCGGAGCAACAACAGAGACGTTTTGTAATTGCTTCATGCTGTATACCAAATAGTTCCTTCAGGGCTACGCGCATCGTCAAATGCAATCTCATCTGCCAAAGCGTTTTGTCCCATTTGGTAAGCGTTAATACTTTGTTGACCACCATCTTCACCACGCTCTTCAATAGCCATAGCTGTAGCCAACAGGATGATGGGACGTGTAGGAACAACAACCGTGTCGCTGTCTGATGTCAAATCACTGCTTCTCACAACCATGTTAAAACGTAGCGTGTAAACACCATCAGGTATAGGGAACAAATCAACTTGCACATCACCATCAGCACTTACACCGTTGAAGTTGTAATAAAGAGGTGCTCCTTTTTGCGGGTCAGTCATTAAAAACTGGCGGTCAAACCAAGCACTTTCCTTCAACTGCATCTCCCAATCTGAAGTGTCATTGAGTACGTTCAGAACAGAAGACCTATTGTTAGCACCATTTAACTCATAATTGAAAGTGTCAGCCGCAGTGGTTACAGTTAGGGTGGTGCGTAATGCTGACCAATCCCAAGCACTCTGCACTTGGTGACGAGCCTCGTTGACAAAATCGCCAATTAGTTTGGAATATGATGTAGAAGCAACAGAAGCCACCTCGTTCTCTCGTAGGCGGCGTAACACGGCGTTAACAAGTTGTAAATAAGTCATTTTTATTCCTCAATTTCAGGAGTGTAGCACATCTGTAGCATCTTGTCAACCCTATTCACCATCAAAAGTGTACATTGGAAACTCTTTACGTAGGTCAAAAGTAGCAATAAATGATATACCTGACGTACTGGTTTGAACATTCATGCTGTCACCTTGTTTCATTACCAGCCCATCGCTAAACTGTAAATAGTCCTTGGCGTTCAAACTCTTACCGTTGATAATATAAATCTGATGGGAAGCATCGTGTCCATGCTGCCAAAAGACGCTAACACTGGTTGTGCTACCTGCGTTGTTGGAAATAAACAACGTGCTAACTTCAGCGACATACCCGGCAGGGACAGTGAACAACTCAACATTGCTACCAGTGGTGGTGATAGTTTTACCTACGCTGTGTTTCATTACCAGTAGCTTCCTAAGCCTTGGCTGTCGCCAAGAGAAGACATGTCAGAACTAGCAGCGGCAACATCAGCGGCAGACATTCCTCCACCACTACTGTCTCCAGTGTTGTAGGATTCATAGGCATTCCAAGCGGCTAAATCGTCTGCTGCTTGTTGGTTTAATGCTGCCATTTGTTCAGCAGCCGCAGCAGCTTCCCATCCACCACGTTCTTGTGCTGCTTGTTGGTTTAGGGTGGACAAGTTAGTTACATCTTGCCTACCTAGATTAAACAAACCAGTTATCAGGCTTGGGGATGGGATATTCATTATGGCAGGAAGTGCAAATGATATAATTTTGTCGATATTCTGCATACGTGCATCGCGTTCAGCAGGAGTTTCATTTTCTAAGAAGTCAATCTGAGACTGCGTTAACATAGGACTGTCGGCACCAACATCGCCTGACAACATCCCTTGTACACGCCGTGCAGCCTCATCAGCTTGTTTCTTCTTCAACGCAGCATCAAGGGAGGCTTGTTGTATGGCGTTTTGTTTCCTAAACGGGTCAGCATAGTAGGATGCTGCTTCAGGCGACATACGATAAGCAGACGGGTCAGTGAATGTCCCAGTCAACATCGGCTGTCGCGTTTGTCCCAAACTAGGGAACAAGTTCTGCACAAAATCTGTA